GGTGTACTGCCTTTAGGTACAGAACCAACAGGATTATTTGGCGGTAGTGCTTCTCAATCAATTCAATGTACGGTAAAACATGTGAATTCTTCTGAATGTATTGTGACTATTCCGCTAGATTATAAAACAGATTCTCTACCAGTAAAAATTGATGAGCATAAGTATTTACTTATTGATGGTCAGAATAGCCGATCTATTGTATTTGACTTAATTTTATAAGAAAGGACGTTGTGAATATGGATTTAACTAGAATTTATAGAGGGATGGAGAACGGGGCAGAATCGATTGAAGAAAATTTCAATAAAATTGGTGCAGCCGTTGATAGCACCTCAAGAACTTTCCAAAAAATCACCAAAAAAGAACCGTTGTGGACAGGTGCATGGTATGGCGGAGCTGCAGGAAACGGTAATGTTCCTTCTAAATCGCTATCGGAGTGTGAGAACGGGTGGATTTTCCAATGGCAAGAATATAAAAAAGACGGCACCTTAAACGGTGCATGTTATCACTTTTTCTTAGTACCTAAACAGCATGCGCAGAATCCAGGTTCTGGAGGAGTTATTTTTCTTTTACATGGATACAACGCTAATAGTTTAGTGCGGAAATATTTATATGTTAAGGATACTAAAATTACTGGTAATGATATAAATGCCTCTTCTAGTGATACAGCTGGTTCAGGCAGTAAAATGTTTGCGTTAAGTGCGATTTATGAATACTAGGAGGAAAGAGAACATGAAAATTTGGATTGATGATATTCAAGGTTATTTAGACGGATATTCCACAATGGAACAACCGAATAAAATTGAACTTGAAGTAGAAAAAGAACCAACAGATTTTTATAATTATCGCTGGAACGGGACAAGCTTAATATACGATCCTAACAATGTGCCAGAACCAGAGCCCGCACCACCAACCGACATTGAGGTATTACAAGCCGAAAATGCGGAATTAAAACAATTGAATTCAAAACTTATGATTAATGACATGAATTTAAAAAAAGAGCTTTCAGAAGTAACGAAGAAAGCAGATAATTTTGCGCAAATTAGTGCAAAATCAATGCTTGCGATTAATCAATTAACCAATCAGGTAAAAGAAATTAACGAAAAATTAGCAGAAGGAGTGGAATAAAATGTTTACATTTGATGACATTAAAATGATGTATGACTGGGGCTGTTTTACAGATGAACAAGTAATGGAGTTTGTCCCACTTTGCATTACAGAAAAAGAAGCGAAAGAAATTGTCGGAAAGTAGGTAAGTAGCAATGATTGAAGAGTTTGTGAGAGGTTTATTAACGAATCCAGAGCAAGTAACGTTTACTACTCTATTTGTTGGTTTATTTATTTGGGTGATGAAACAAAATAGTGATCGCGAACGTAATTATCAAGAAACAATTGGAAAGCTTGCGGACTCGTTAAAAGATGTTGAGGACATCAAGACGACAGTAGAAAAAATTCATGAAAAATTAAATTGAGGTATGGCTCTAAGCCATGCCTTTTTATTATTAATTTTAGGAAGGTGTTTTTATGAAAAAAACTGTTAAATTATTAGTAGCTGTCGGAATGGGATTAAGTTTTATGTTACCAATTGGCGCAAATGCTTACCAAATTGAACAAGACCCAATCAATTTCGGTGGCTATTTCCCTGGATATGCAACTAACGAATTGATTGTATTGCATGAGTCAGGAAATGGAAATAATGTCGGTCCAAATAGTTTAGACAATGAAACGGCATATATGAAACGAAACTGGCAAAATGCGTACGTTTCATATTTTGTTGGTTCTGGTGGTCGAGTGAAACAGTTAGCGCCAGCAGGACAAATTCAATGGGGCGCAGGACAAACAGCGAATGCAAAAGCCTATGCTCAAATCGAATTAGCACGAACGAATAACAAAGAAACGTTCAAGAAAGACTATGCAGCCTATGTTAATTTGATTCGTGATTTAGCAACTCAAATCGGCGCAACATTTGATTTAGATGATGGTACAGGATACGGAATTGTATCGCACGATTGGGTATCTAAAAATTGGTGGGGCGATCATACAGATCCTTACGGTTATTTAGCAAGTTGGGGAATTAGTAAAGCACAATTAGCACAAGACTTACAAACTGGACTTCCAGAAGACGGTCATGATGTTATTGTAAACCCCGGCAAACCAAACAAGCCTAAATATAAAGTAGGGCAGAACGTTCGCTTTACAACGATCTATAAAAATCCAGATGCGCCAATCGAGCAACATATCAATGCAAATACTTTATGGACACAAGTTGGTACAATCACACAGAAATTAGACGGTCGTAAAAATCTATATCGGATTGAAAATAGCGGTAAATTATTAGGATACGCGAACGATGGCGATATTGCGGAGCTTTGGGAAAATAGCAAACCTAAGCCAGCTAAAGTTTTTACTATCGGTGTAAATGAAGGGATTGTGTTACGTACTGGCTCACCTAGTCTGTATGCGCCAGTATATGGTATCTGGCCAAAAGGTGCGCAATTTAGATATGATTCAGTCCATGTAGCTGACGGCTATGTTTGGTTAGGTGGAACAGATTCAAATGGAACAAGAATTTACATTCCTGTTGGTCCAAATGATGGTGATCCAAATAATACTTGGGGAACTGGTTATTAA